GTTAACAGTCTTTTCCGAAGCAACGGAATGAAAAAAAAAACGTTCCGGAAAGAAAAAAAAAACGTTCCAATGAGCCGGAACAAAACGCAAAACAACCAGAATTGGTTGCTAAACGGTGTTCCGTAATGAAAACAAAAACGTTCCATAACAACGGAACGAACCTTCCAAATGCGCCGGAACAAAACGCAAACTCTAATCTGTCAGGTGAGTTTGGATTTCCATTAATTTCTAATTTAAGTTAATGGAAATTCAAAAATTTGAAAATAATATTTTAAAATGTTCTATTGATTGTGTGACTGTGGATAGTAATGTTTGGTTTCGTGGAAAAGATGTTGCACTTGCTTTAGGTTATAAGGATACTACACAAGCTGTGCGAGATAATGTAGAAGAAGAAGATAAACACAAATTGGAAGAGCTATATGACCCGTTTTCTACACAGCCCTTAACCTTTAATGAAAAAAATACAATATATATAAACGAATCTGGTTTATATAGTCTTATAATGAATAGTCAAAAAACAGAAGCCAAACAATTTAAGCACTGGGTGACATCAGAAGTATTACCATCATTACGAAAGACAGGAACATATTCAATACCATTAGTGCCACAAGTCAAAATAACTAATGAGTTTGAATTACATACTAAAGTTGTTCAGTTTATAAGAAATTATTTTGACCACCCTCTTCTTATTCCAGGATTAGGTGAGTTACAATCAACATATAAAACCAGACATGAAGCATATTTAAAGGGATACAGAGGAGGACAACCGGATATATTATTATTGAATCATCATATCGACTATAGAGGATTTGCGATTGAATTAAAGTCGCCAATGAATACAGGAAGATTGAAAGAAAATCAAAAACTGTTCTTAAACGAGCTGAAATTAAATGGTTACAAAACGCTAGTATCCAATGACTATGATCTAATATTGTTCGAGCTAATGGAATATTTCATAGGTGTTAGATATAGTTGTGAATATTGTAATTGTTCGCGTAAATATAAAACATCAATTACCAGAAATAAGCATTACAAGTACTTTCATAGAATAGAAATTTAAACGCGCGATTTCCAAATATATGGAAAAATATCTAAGTTAATCTATATGGCCGACGAAAAAGTTGTAGTGAAAAACGTAAGAGTAGAATATTTATCAACAAAACAAGACAAATATGACAATGAAATGAGTTATTTCAAGATCAAAGATAAAAACATAGATCAAAAGTTTGGAACAATTAAAGAAAATTATAATTTACCATGGTTTAAAAGTGAGAATGGACAAACTATTTTAAAAGTCAAATCAAAATATGTTAAATTGAAAGATGGAGAATTAAAGAAGGAAGATTTAATAGCCGTTGACATAACTTTTAAATATTACAAATTTAACGGCGTTGAAGGTTTTTATGTATGTGTTTTGGGTTAGACAGTTTTGATTTTTATTTTTGTAATAATAGAAAAATAAAAATTAATTTGAAAGATCATTTAGAAATTGATTCAAATCGACGACATTAGGAACATCTTTTAATTCAGCTTGTAGTCTGCAGTATTGCGTCCTCTTATGTCTGCTCATTTTGTCTTTGCATGAAATTGTTGCCCCACAAATGTTACATGTGCAAGGTGTGTGTTTGACGAACTGTTGATAATATTTTTTGTAGTATTCAGGATCGACTGGTTTTTTATTATAAGTTCCGTCTTCATTATATCGTTCAGGTTTTAGGATTGTGCCTTTTCTACGGCCAGTTTTTGATCTTATAAAAGGTACTTCCGAATCTGGTTTGAATACTATTTTTCTATACTTTGGCTCTTTGATTGGTTTTTCCTTTTTTGGTCGTGGGTGTGGTATGTATTTAGGCTTCTTATCTTCTTCTGCTTTTCTGGGTCTGCCTCTTGGTCTCTTGATTTCCTCTACTGGTTCTTCAGATGTTTTGTTAATTTCAGTTTCATGAATAATATCTGACATATTAATATATAATAGAAAATAATTCTTTAAACCCTTTTTTTCTTAAAGTTTTCTTTTCCTTAACTCAGAAATTGTTTAAAAAATGTCTTAAAGAGAAAACGGGCTTATATTAATAATGAGTTTGGAGAAAAAAGATCTAAAAAATAAATTCTTAAGTAATATAATGGGCAGAAAAAAAATCGAAATTAATTCAAATACTACTTTGAATAAGGTAAAGGTTACACTTTATAATATGATACGAGCTTCCAAAAAGATTGATGGGAGGAGTTTCCAGAAATATATCAATCAGGTAGCAGCGATCAAAAACAAAGAAGAAAATAGGCAGAAGTTAATGCATTTGTATGATACTATAGTTGCTATTGACAAAGGAGAAGGTAAGGCTACATTCAAAAAAGTAAAAGAGTTCAAAGAACAAAAGATAGCAGCCATTAAAGCCATCCAGAAAGCAGTCAGAACAAGAGTTATCAAACCGTATTGGTTGATTGACATTCTTCTATATCGGTTAGCAACAAAAGATGATGATGGCACAGCTGCAAAACGCGTAGTCAGATATGGATTAACATTTATACAATACAACTCAGCTTTTCAATTGAGTGTCAAAGCAGCACAACAGTTTCCAAAAGATTTACTCGACAAGTTTATTTACAGAGACAAGATGTTAGATATGTACAAGAAGGGCGTTGCCATTCTCAAAACAAATGAGAAATTTGTTGAAGCAGATTATTTAGATTCATATCTGGCAGCGTTCCACATATTAGGGGCCACACCTACTGACAAAGATATCTTCATTGAGTATAAACCTTTAGAACAGAAGTTACAGGACACACAAAAAATAAGTATGTATCATAAATATATAGATACAAGATTAAATCTAGAATGTGAAACATTTGACGAAGCAATTAAAAATAATATTTATATTGAAAAAGAATGCTGTATTAATACTCTGTATGATTATTATGGTGATGGCTTATTAAATCCTAACAAAAAACAGAAATCATATTTAATAACTAGAGAAATGATATTAGAAACTGTAGGCAAAACTGAAGACAACATTAAAGATGGTATCAAATTACCAGAATTAAAATTATTTTTTGAAAAATATAAAATACAATTCAGAGTTATAAATGAGTTTGGTAAAATCATTTATAGATATGATCCAGAAGTTAGAAATCATAATCACCATGCAATGTATTGTATGGTCAAGGGCAATCACATATATACATTGAATTGTAATATTAAAAGTCTTGAACAAAATCAAGACTATGACCCGCAAATGGTTGTAAAAGCATCTAGTGAATGTATGACATATGAAGACTCTGAGCCTATTCAGTGCCGAATGATTTCACATGTGAATGACATTTTGAAATTAATGCGAGAACTAAGCGACGACAAAGAAACTATTAATTTAATTCATCAAAATGATGACCTTGTAGCGGTTTTTTATGAGCTGCAAAATGCGGGCTACTTTCCTACTGTATATTACGAATGTGGAAGGATTACTAAATTAATCTGCAAGTTTAATAAAATTACATGCATAATTAAAACACAACAATTAATTACATGCGCTATCGATGGCATGGTATGCGTAAGTAATGAAAATGTGTATAATAATATGGAAGTTGCAAATGTAAATTTCAAGAAGAAGTTATTTAGAAAGGAATTTAAGAGCTACTTAACAGAACTAGATACTATGTCTTTAAATGAATATAGAACTGTTGCAAATATTGGAATGCTTAAACAACATATAGCACTTGAACGAAAGTCAGAAATATACAGTTCAATTTTACTGTATAAATCATATATCACAAAAACGAACAAGTTAATAAATACTCCAATATCCGAAGCAGAACAATATGAATATAACAAAATGTATCAAAGGTTTTATGGTGATGATTATGAACCAAAACGTTTAACTCGAAACATAAAAGAGCTTCAACAGTCAGTTAAACATTACGATAATAAAATACATGAATTAGAATCTGAACTTGCAATGTCATCTTGTGATACATTAGTTGAAATTGACGTTTCAAAAGCATACACTTCAGCATTTAAACAAATTACAGAAGTTCCTGTATTTAATGAGTTTGACAATTTTAGGATATACAGAAATGAAGATTTATTAGATTATAATTTATATATTATTAAGTCTGATAAATTAGATTTGTTTTGTAATAAACAATATAATTTATGTTATGGAAAGTTCTTAAAAAGTTTGAGTAATTATCAAATTATTGGATTTAAAAGACCATCATTTATTAAAAAAGTAGATTACAAAACTATTAGCGATGAGTTATGGGATACTGAAATTAGTTCAATACCTGCTGAAGATACACACATTAAAAAGTTAATTGGAAATGTTAATTATGGTTTGTTAGAAAAGGGACAAAACAACAGAATCCAATCTTTCGTTTATGAAACTATAGACGAGGCTAAAACATATCAGGCGCAATATGGCGGAACAATTAATATTATTAGAAAATATAGAGAAGAATTACAATATGAACATAATGATCTTGATTATAGGTTAGATGATGTTGAATGTGGTAATACTAAACATATTCAAGAAGGTAAAGAATATTTTGTTTTAAATGTAAAAGACACAGCAGTATTAAAAGATGGTTTTAGATACATTAAAGAATTACTATTACAAGAATTTCATTATAAATTGAATAATGATTATAATATGTTAATTAATAATGGGGTTGATGTCTTCTCTGTAAAAACTGATGCTTTCACGATTAGAGAATGTGATATTGATAAAGCGAAGTCATTAATTGAGTTTAATAACGATATTGGAGGTTGGCGAGTTTCTAAAACTGACAACTATAAATTACCAAAGGACAATTTTAAAATGATAATTAATAAAGAAATTCAAATCACTGAACCAACAGCGGAAAGAGTTGAAATTCAAAATGAATGGGACACACAAGAAATATGTAACGTATTTGAAAATAAGAAGCGAGTAATGGTCCGGGCTGAGTACGCAGGGTCGGGAAAATCTTACGCCGCTTCATACATGGAAAAGTTAGGTCATAAAGTACTATTTGTATGTCCCACTAATAAATTAGCGATTAATAATAAAGGTATCACTATTAATAAATTGTTTGGGTTCGGAATGACAGATGATGTCAAAATGACAAAGTTTGATGATACAGATTATGATGTTGTAGTATTTGATGAGATATATTTTTATAGTGTTGGTATGTTGCAGAAAATTAAAAGATATTGCGACAATCATCCTGATAAAATCATTATTGCTACTGGCGACATGAACCAATTAGAACCGATTGAATGCATGGGTAATAATATTGATACAAACTATTTAGATACATGTATTAATTTTATATTTCCTTATGAAGTATATCTCCAAGAAAATAAAAGGCTGAAAACAGAAGAAGATAAAGCACTTCTGAAACAATTTAAACATGATATTTTTAATATTGAGTTATCGGAAACTGATATCATTAAAAAATACTTTCAAATGACTGACAAGATAACAACCGAAAGTAATATTGCATATACTAATAAACGATGCTCTTCTGTTGCGAAACAAGTTAGAATTAATTTGGGTAAGAAAGATGATTATGAAGTTGGCGAGATATTGGTATGCAGAAAGTTTTTCAAAATGAAAGATATACGATTCAATGTAAATTATGAATATGAAATTGTAAAATGTTATGAGAAATCCATTTGTATCAGAGATAATAGCACTAAAGAAGAATTCAATGTATTACGGAAATTAATAGACAACAATTTTATTTTTAGTTATTGCGGTACTTGTCATAGTTTACAAGGATCATCAATTGATAAAGAAATTACTATATTCGAATGGAACTTTAAACATGTGAGCCGCAATTGGTTGTATACAGCAGTCACACGAGCTACACATCTTAAAAATGTCAAATTCTTCATTAGTAACACATATGAAAAAATGATGATATTGTAAATCAATATTTTGAACATAAAGTAGAAGGTTATGTAAAACAAGATGATCTAGCAGAAAGAATTATTGGCAATAATTATGTAAATGTTGAATGGTTATCAAAATGCATTGGGCAAAAATGTGGAAGATGTCAAACAGGACTATATTGTGAAGTTGATAATGGAAAAATTGAATGCAATATAACAGCTCAAAGAGTTGATAATTCCCTAGCGCACGAAATGTCAAATATAATTCCTTATTGTGTATATTATAATGTCGGTCAAAGTAATAGATAAAAGATATAAAAAGATACTTAAAGGAATATTTTCTATATAACTTAATGATTGAAAATAAATATCAAAATGGTAAAATTTACAAAATAATTGATGTCGGATATAACAGATGCTATATTGGGTCAACAGTTGAATCGTTATCAAAAAGGATGTGTAAACACAGAGCAGCTTACAACACTTATTTAAAAGATGAAACTGGTAGTAATTGCACTTCCTACCATATATTTAAGGAATTTGGTTTAAAACATTGCAAGATCGAGCTTCTGGAAAACTACCCATGCCACAGCAAAGCAGAGCTCAATGCGCGCGAAGGCTTTCATATAAAAAATATTGAATGCGTAAATAA